AGCTCTTCATCTGGTACCAGTACTCACGTACTGTCCTAGGCCCCAGCAACCTAGTTGCTGGTTCAAAAGATGAGTGGCCCTCACATGTCGCTCTTAACAGGAGATGACATGCCAATCGTTACGAGTTATACGCGTGCCCACGGTAGTTCAGCAGGGTTCACACCTGGCTCTAGTGGCCAGTTGAGTTCTACCCGGCAAAAGCTACCCTATAGGAACGCGCCTTATGTAACACGGAAGATGTTTATTGAACCCTTGCCGGCTGGCACGTTATGGCAGGACACTTGTAAACCTCTGGTCTACAATGCTCTCTACCACGACAATAGTCAACCGGCTTGGACCGAGCGCGAGGCAACACAGTTAGCCCGCTCCCGAGTCAATAAAACACTTATAAACGGGCGAGCCGCCCTCGGCATCACTGCCGCAACCGCTAACCAGTCCTTCGGTATGATTGCAAATCGGGCCAACCAACTTCGTCGTGCATGGAGCGCGGCGAAGAGGTTAAACCCACTTGCTCTCGCGAGGGCGCTTAATGTGCCCAAGCCCAAAGAACTGAAAAAACGCTCCTACCAAGACCCTGCGTCTCTCTGGCTGGAATACACCTTCGGGTGGGTTCCGTTAGTCCAGGATATGCATCAGGCCGCGGTAGTGTTGACTGACCCGTTCGAAGTGACCCGAAGCTATGGTACAGCGACTGTAAGTCGTTTCTACCAAACCAAAGGTTCCGACGCAATTAGGTACGTCAACAAGCGGACTCGCGTTGTCTGCACAGCTGGTTTGAGGATCACGAACCCTAATTTAGCGCTGTTAACGCAATTAGGTCTCTCAAACCCCGCTGCTGTGGTGTGGGATGTTATCCCCTTTTCATTTGTTGTGGATTGGTTCTTTAAAATTAACCGATTCGTAAACACGTGGAATGATATGGCTGGGTTCTCCTACGTGGATCCGGTCACCACCATGGAAAATAAAGTTCAGGCGTACTATTGGAGGGCAAAATGGGGCAGCAGGCCTGCTTACGATAACACCGGAAACGGCAGATCTCGTCAGCGCCAGCTGGATATCATTAACCAACCAGTGTACCCATCATTTCAACTACCCGCTCCCAACCTCTGGCTTGCAGCAACCTCAACGGCGCTGCTCGTTCAAGTGTTCGGAAAAAAGTAGTCTCCTTAACTTCATAACCCCAGGATAATAATATGCCTCAAATGGCCAATATCACTGTCAAAAACGCTGCTAACGTCGATGTGCTCTTTACTGCACTCACACCTTCGTCTGGTGACTCGACCTTGGCTCAATGGCGCGCACTCGGCACGGCCGCAGTCCCCACCCACGCACCGGCGATCTCCACCAAAACGCAACCTAACGGCCCTAAGACGGGTCGCGCAGTTTCGTTGAATGGGATCTTTCCGTTTGTGCAGACGGTGAACGGCGAACCGACCGTTGTTGCACGCCAACCCTTTTCGCTGACCACTACCGTCCCGCTTAACATTCCTGTTTCGCAGGCGACGGACCACGCGAAAATCTTCGCAAACCTCATCGCTGCAACCCTCATTCAGAGTATTCTGTCTGAAGGTTACAACGCGTCCTAACGGGCGTCCTCATTAAAGAAGGAATGACATGTTCGAAAGCAACTTTCAACGTGTGGTCTCGTTATTACTAACGGACCTGGGTGGAGATATAGCAAAACAGGTTTTGGCTTCGGTCGAAACCGACGGCAATCTTGATCGTATAGCCGCAATGGCCATCGATCCCAGCTGCTACAGCGACGCCGATAGTTTCTTTCGAGACTATCAGGCCGTCGAGCTATTACGCAAGCTAGACTTACCGACCATGGTTGGCGGGCTAGAAAAGAAGGCTTTCGAGACCTTCCTTGCGTGTGAGCTTACTTGTGCCGAAACAAACCAGCGTTTAAAACCGCTTGCCGATAACTACTACGGTAGTTTAGGCGACGCGGCGACTCGTGTGATCCCTTTCATACAGAGTTGTAAAGATTTTATCGCCGAAGTGCTAGGCCCTGTACCTCAGCAGCTCACTCCCTATTTTGGGAAGGGTGCCACCTACAGCGACAGGGTACCGTTGACGACGATACCTGATAAAATGTCGAGCCGTCCGACCGTCACAGATGATTGCTACGCAATTGTCAGGCATGAGTTCGAGAGAACTGCCTGGTCCCATGCAATATGGGAGTGTGAAGGTCGTTGGGCAGCGCGTCCCCCTGAGTTTGTCCGCGGAAATCGTTTCACAACGGTCCCAAAAGACACCCAGAAAAGGCGCGGTATATGTGTAGAACCAAGCATTAACGTTGGGTATCAGCTCGCAGTTGGAAAGCACCTTAAGGGGCGCTTGAAAACTGTGGCTGGTTTGGACCTCAGTGGTCCCCCGAGCGAAAATGCTCTGTCCGTAGGACAGCTACTACATAGAGAGTTGGCAAGGCAAGCGAGCATAGATGGTTCGTATGCCACGATCGACCTGTCCAATGCTAGCGACACCGTCTCGTTTGAGCTTGTGAGGCTACTACTACCTACAGCGTGGTTTGAACTTCTAGACCAATTACGGTCAAAGTTCACCTACGCTAATGGGAAGTGGTACGCACTCAGCAAGTTCTCGTCAATGGGAAACGGGTTCACATTTGAGCTCGAGACCCTCATCTTTTCAGCCTTGATCCATGGCTGCGGAGGTAAAATTGGCGTTAACGCATTCGTTTATGGTGATGACTTAATTGTTGAACCTAACGTTGCTAGAGATCTCCTTCCGTGTTTAAGAATGTTTGGATTCACGCCTAATAAGCGTAAAACATTTTTAGCCGGGAGCTTCCGAGAATCGTGCGGAGGCGACTTCTTTAATGGTAAAGCCGTGAGGCCCCACTATATTAAGGAGTTACCTAATGAACCGCAGGATTGGATTAAGTTGGCTAACGGGCTTCGTCGAGTGGGTCGTAATGACCCTAACGATGTTGTTCGTTGGTATAGGTTTCGGCGCGCTTGGTTTAGCGTGCTTTCTAATCTACCAACTCATATCCGCAGGTTACGTGGCCCTGAATGGTTAGAGGACCTCGTAATCCACGACGACACTTGGCCTTCAGTGCTCGGGGATGATGGTATATGGCGCTGGCGCGTTTACGCGCCAGTTGCAAATCCCATCAGCCTCGACCACTTCAGACCTAGTGTCCAGCTAGC